AATCGACTAACAATGTTTTCTTGTGAAGTTCACGCTTAGGTGCGTCTTCAATACTTATCACCACATTCTCGGAAGAAGTGATGAGTGTTTGTCTTCGTATCCTCTGGTGTGATTAGGACCAGGAAGTAACTATTATTTGTTACGGAAACGGTTCTTAAAATTGAAATAACGCATCATTGATCGTAAAATTAATGGATCTTTGGTGCTAACTTTAGAGTCTGATCTGTCCCTTACAGGGAAAACCAGCAGAGAAAGTCTCTCTAAAATATTGAAGTATGTTGATAATAAGGAAACCAAATTATCACCATGAAGATTGTTTATATCTTCTTCAATATCTCTAAAATTAATAACAGTATCAAATAAGTGTGCTCGGAAATAAATCTCAATCGTTCCTTTAATGAAACGCTTTTGCTCTTTATTCCAAGTATAACCCTTGATATGAGTTATAGGGTCGATCTCCTCATTTTCATAAGGAGCTACCCCGTACCACTTACGTGATCTATCGATCATGGTATGAGTTCGGAGGAATTCAACTTCCGGTCTCTACCTTTCTAAGGTAGATCTCAAAGATTCTTTAATTGAGTTTCTAATTGTGGATAATAGATTCTTATCTTCTAATGAAGACAGATCATAATCCTTAATCATTAACTAATAATAAAGAGTATTTGAGAGAAGTTTTCCCTTAAGAGCTGTAACCTTTCGATTAGATTTACTAACCGATCTGAATCTAAAATTTCTTAAAAATAAGAATTGAGATAAAGATAGGTTATACTTTCTAACCAGTTCCTATGAAGGAGACTATGCAGATAACTGCATTACCTCTTTAATACTAACTGGGCTACAGTCCTTACCTTTGTAGTAGAATCTTTTTGCAAATTCAAGTCCCTACCCTTTAGGGGATAGGACGGATTTACTCAGATTCACCTCGAGGTCTAACTCTTTCATAATAGCTAAGTATTCCTTGGCTACCTATGAATCGGCTATAACTATGTCATCACCTAATAGTGCGTATGCATCAAACCATCTAGGATTACCTACACGGAAAGAAGCATACTGGACTATAGAATGATGGGTCTAGGCTAAGCCGAATGACCATGAAGATAGTGCTCCCATAGGCTGACCTGTGGTGTAATAGACTTCTCCCTTCTCTCCCTTATAATTATAAGTGAAAGAACGGGATACCATCTAGTGCAACCATAAGTTAGCGAAATGGGCACCTAAGAGACCAGCTAGCTAAGTATTAGCGACTAAGACAGGTAACCTATCGGTGGCCGATGATAAGTCGAAGCTGTAAAGAGGTTTATCAGGATATTTCTTGATTAAACGTTTAAGCGGCTTCTCTTGATCAAAGGTTCCATCTGTAGGAATCTTTCTTAGAATGCTAAATATTCGATCATGTAAAGGTTTCTACACCCATTGGGTGATAGTATCTAACATGGCGAATACTCTTAGTT